GTCATTACGACAGCTGACAACTCGGGCATTTTAAACCTGCAATCGAACGGCACCACTGTTGCGACAGTAAGCTCTACGGGCTTCTCCACGCCAGCTAACCAGACCATCAATACGGCCAATACGTTCGGTTTTAAGAATCGCATCATTAACGGTGGGATGGTGATTGACCAGCGTAATGTTGGAGCTAGTATTGCACTACCAGATGGTGCTACAAATTATTCATTTCCTGTGGATAGATTTTTTGGAGCAAGACCAGCCGCAGGAACCGCTACAGGACAACAAGTATCTGATGCGCCAACGGGTTTTGTAAACAGTTTTAAGTGGACAACGGGGACGGCATCTGGAGGTAGTAGCGAGTGGGCGTATGTTGGTCAGCAAATTGAAGGATATAACATTGCCGATCTCAATTGGGGAACTGCAAATGCTAAGACTATTACTCTTTCTTTTTGGGTAAAGTCTAGTTTGACAGGTCAATTTGGTGGATCTCTTGCAAATTCTGGATCAAGCAGGTCTTACCCATTTACTTACACAATAAGCGTTGCAAATACTTGGGAACAAAAATCTATAACCATCGCTGGAGATACATCAGGAACTTGGTTGACAACGAATGGTCGTGGAATTTCTTTATATTTTGATTTAGGTAATGGTTCAACTCTATTAGGTCCTGCAAATGCATGGGCATCAACAGGTTATTATGGCGCTACGGGCGATACTAAAGTTGCCAATAGTGCTGGTGCCACTTGGTACCTTACAGGAGTTCAATTTGAAGTTGGCTCACAGGCAACGAGCTTTGATTTCCGTGATTTCACCCGTGAATTACAAATGTGTCAACGTTATTTCCAAAAAGCAGTTCCATTAGATGTTGTTCCGGGTGTTGGTACTGGTCTATATACGTCAGGCGCTGTTTATGCACCAGTGAATACTAGTACATCTCAAGCTATGTGGAGTGGAAGATTTCCAGTTCAAATGAGAGCGGCTCCCGCAATGGCTATTTGGAATTCTAATAATTCAACAGCAAATCAAGCTTGGTCTGAAATAACTCAAACAAACTTAGCATTTTCTATAAGCGGAACAACAATGAATGGACTTGGTTTCGGAGCAAATCCAACTGCAACTGGAATTAACGGAAACATCTTTTATATTACATATACTGCATCAGCGGAGCTATAAATGTATAGATTAATTCAAAACGGTTATACGCAACAAATAGACACTGTGTTTGATTCTGTGGATAATTTATTTATTCCATTTGATCCAGCAAACACAGATTACGAAAACTTCAAACAACAAATCAATGATGACACCGCACAGCTAGAAACCGTTGACGGTACATTGATGACGCCCGAAGAGGCAAAAGCCTACGTTGCCACTTTGCCATAATTTAAGGAACTAACATGACATTTTTAGTAGACGGTACCAATGGCGGCACGTTCCCATCATGGACAACCGCCACCCGCCC